GCGCAGGGCCGAAAGGAGCTGTTCCGGTAACGTCTTGCCCCTCGCCTCGGCGCGGCGCAGTATCCCGGCGCACGCCTTCTCGCTCAAAAAGTACCTCGGTGGGATCGAATCCGTCTCGAGCACTTGAGACAACGAACACACGGCGGCGTCGTTGGGCCAGGCCGAAATATTGGGCGTCCAGGACCCGCCACGCGATTGTTCTTTTTGGTCCATACACACAACCAGCGTCCGTCCACCTTTTCCCTGAAGGGTGCAGTTCGCTGTCTTCCCCAGCAAGCGCGCCAAGAAAGCATCCGAAGGCGTTGCCTTTGTCGGAGAGGACACCAGGGACATTTTCCCAGACGGTGACGGCGGGGGGCTTTCGATCAAGGGCGCGAACATAGTCAATTGCATCAGCGAGCTCCACGTATTTGATGGTGAGTGCGCCGCGAGGGTCGGAAAGGCCTTCGCGCATGCCGGCGACACTGAATGCCTGGCAGGGTGTGCCGCCGACCAGGACGTCAGGCGCCTGAATCTTGCGGGCCAGCACCAGGGCGGCGAGCTTGGTCATGTCGCCGTGGTTCGGCGTGTTTGGGTAGTGATGGGAAAGGACGGCGCTCGGGAACGGCTCGATCTCAGCCAGCCAATCAGCCTTCATTCCGAGCGGGTGCCATGCCACTGAGGCAGCCTCAATCCCGCTGCACACTGAGCCATAGGTAATTGTCATTGGGGGATTCCTGGGGCGGGCTATGCCGGCGTGTGTGCGGGCTCGACTACTTCGTACTCACTGTCATCACCGTGATGACCAGCCTCACGTCGCGACTCGTTGTCGAACCGTGCGCGCAACGATTCGCTGATTCGGATTTCGTGGCGCGGCGGAGTCAGGAACTCGATCAGCTCGGCGTCAGTCATGGCGTCCATCTTGAGGATGGCCAGCTGCAGGACTTCGCTGATTTCTTCGGTGCCTGATCGCGCCCGGGTGCGGTCCATCGCCTGGTGAATGCCGGGGCGGACCTTGTGGCGCAATTCCTTCTCGTCGTACTGCTTGCGCTTCTTCGCGGCCTTCGCTGACCGCTCCTGCGTACTCTTCGCCATATCCCTATCCCTTACCCTGCAAAGCGCGTGCGGTATTGCACGATGTCGCGGACTGTCGAGGTTCCGCACTTGAAAATCTCAGCCAGAAATCCGTATCCCTTGCCGCCAGTTTCGTAGATAGCCCGCATGTCGGCCACCTGTTCGCTGGTCAGCTTCGCCCTCTGATGCGATGCGCCGACCCGGCAGCCGCTGGGCGCCCTTGCGATTGAGCTCATAAGTCGTCGTCCCGGCAGATGGCCTCTGCCCACTTGATCTGCGACGAGCAGCGAATAACCTTGTTGATGACTGGACGGCAGGCGATTTGGACCTTATCGCGAACTGAGTAGGCTGAAGCCCTGATGGCCGAGTCGGTCCCGTGAATTCGGTAGGCGAGCAGCATGATCAGGATCGCGTCCAACATCGTTAACTGGTGGCTTGTGGGCATAGTCATGGGTGATACCGCTGGCAGGTAGATTGTGTTGAGGTTGGCGCGCCCGCTGACGCGCCCTGGTTCGGATCATTCGCACTGCGACGGCCCGGGGAAGGCGATGCGGTAGGTGTGAACCAGTCGGTCCATCTTGTGCCAGCCGATGCCGATCTGATTCCGCACCTTGAGCTTGCCCAGGCCAATCTGTGCCAGGGCCTTGATCCGATCGACCAGAACCTTGTCCTCGATCGGGTTTGCCGATCTGCTGCCCGGGTTACGCCCCGATCCATTGCGCAGCTGAATTCCTGAAAGCTTGCAGACCTTCGTTATCCGGTCCTGAGAAATGCCCATGTGCTGGGCCATTTCCGTCTTGGTCATCGTTTCGCTCAGCGTTCGGATTTGATCGGCCATCTGTCGTAGCTCGATCTCTTCCTGCGTCAGCCGAGGCTCGATGCGCGGGGGTAGCGGTTTGAATTCGAAGGTTTCCAGCACGTCGATCTTGCCGCCAGAGCGCAGGAATGCGTCTTGCGCAGAGGCCAGTGTCGATCGGTCCATCATTCGGAGGTCGTTGTATTGGTTCATTTGGCACCCAAAAGAAAGGGCGCTCACTGGCGCCCTTTTGGTCGGTTACTTGGTCGGTTATTTGGACAGAGCCTTGCGCAGGTACGGATCAACGTCGGCCTGGCCGAGCAGCCAGCGCTTATAGTCGGCCGGGATGTCGGCGATTTTCGATCCGGCGTGCTTGCCGAATCGGATCACCGTCGGGATGCGAGCCTCTTCGGAGATCATCCAGAGGTCTTCGAAGCTGAAAACCGGTGCGCCGTTGCGAGTCGCCAGTTCCTCAAGGATCTTGACCAGAAGCCGGCGGCAGTTGAGTACGTCGTCGAGTGCGGCGTGAGCGTTCTGCAAGAGCCCGCGCGCATGCTCCCGATAGTGCAGGTAGATCATCGCCGACTGGCTGTGCGAGTCAGCATCCGGCCAGAGTGCACGGCTCAGCGCTTGGGTGCAGATCCGCTTCACATCCGGCTGGCCGATCACGCCCCAGTCATAGTCGACGTTGTGGCCGATGATGTACTGGGTGCCGAATGGCAGGGCGAATTCGGTGTGCGGCGGGCAGTCGACCAGCTCTTCGTCGTAGATGTGGCTGGTGGCCAGCGCGCCCAGCTCGATCGGCTTCGACGGCTTGTAGCGCTGCAGGAATTCTTCGGTGACATCCAAGGTCTGGATGTCTGCGAGCTTGAGATAGGCGCCTTCGACCATCTGCGGGTCTTTCAGGCCTGTAGTCTCCGAATCGAAAATAATTGCTGTCATGCGTTACCCCTGGTTTCATTTAGGTTGTGGTCCGCCAGGCGATGGCCTGGCGGGTTATTGCTTATGCGGCGCGACGATCAATCAAACGGGATGTCGTCGAACTCGTAGTGCGGCTCGTCCTGGGTGTGGCCGTAGCCGTCGTTGCTCGACTGGCTCTGCAGGTGCTTCGGTCGGTTGTCGCGAACCGGTTTCTTCATGAGTTGCTGAACCATCTTGGCCAGCTTCACCGGTGCCATGCACTTCGGATCAAGGATCTCGGAAGCGGTCTTTTCCGACTCGGCGCTGAATGGCGCGTAAATGATCGGGCGTTCCATGCCGGTGGTGCTGGTCTTCTCGATTTCCATCTGGAGCAGCAGGCCGATCGGCTTGCCCATCAGCTCCGGGAAGCCCGGCGCGGTCACTTCTTCGCGCTGCTTGGTGTCGCCGTTCCACTTTTCAAACTTGATCGGCTGCGGCGCTCCGACTGTGCGCAGCTTCAGGCAGGCCATGATTGCGTTAATCATCGCGTGGCCGCCGTCGTTCTGCTTGCCGTGCTGGTAGCTCAGGTTCAGGTAGAAGTTGCCTTCCGCACCGTCTCGGGTCTTGTAGGTGAAACCGATCCCGGTAGAGCCGGTCTCCTTCTTTTCCATCCATTCGGCCCGGGTGAAGTCGCCGATGTACTTGCCAGCCTCGTCAATGAAGGCGGACTTGTTGTCGGCGGAACGTGCGGCGTTAGCGTCAAGATTGAACATGTGGAAGGCTCCTATGCGGCCTGGGTGATTTCGGTAGGTTTGATTTCGTAGTAAGCGCAGATCGCAGCGTCAACCGCCGCCAGGTCGTTCTCGACCATGGAGTCTTCGAACATGCCCATTGGGGCCTTGGTCGTGTCCGATCCGTTGTTGCGGGTGCTGAAGAAGTGCTGGCCGTCTTGGACGACCGACCGGAGAACGATGGTGACCATGCCTTCCAGCGTGATCTTTTCGTCCAGCATCTTTCCGATGGTCTTCATCTTGATCTGGCCGGCGTCTGTTTCCTCGGTGTGACTGAGGATGTAGACGCGAACGTCGTCGGGCAGATGAAGCAGCGCCTCGAAAATGTTCCAGGTGTGCCGGCCGATTTCGGTGAACTTGTCGAAGCCCTTTTCCTCGCTCCGGCGCATGAACTCGTTGGCCAGGATGTATTGGAAGTCATCGATCACGATCACCTTCCGCTTCGTCTGCCGGGTGGCGCCGATGACCTTGTTCCAGTCGTCCGTGACGTAGGGCTTCCACGTCTTGGAGTCGCGGAACGGGAGTGGCTTTTTGATGACTTGGATCAGCGCCACGTCGGCGGGCTTGAAGTTGCGCATTGACGCGCTCTTGCCGCTGCCGGACTTGCCGAGGATCAGGGTTACAGTTGCCATGTCGGCACCTCAGATTGGCTGGTTGTCCCACTGGCGCTCAATTTTCAGCGCCTCGTCTTCGTACTCTTTGCGGTCATCGCCCTGGAACTGCTCAGGGTCAAACGCGCCTACCGTCATCCAGTCGAGCTGGGCGGTCAGTCGTGGTGTGTTCATGCGCACCTCAGTAGGTCAGGGCGATGGCCGGGATTTTTCCCTGCACGATCAGCGTGATGGCTTGCTTGGCGCAGGATTCGGTCAACCCGTTGGCGGTGAATGCTTCCAGTGCGGACCGGTTGATCTTGGCGCGGTGCGCCGTATCGGCTGCTCGGGCGTCCTGCTGACGGACGATCTCGGCGGCGGCATCGTCTGCGCGCTTCTTCTCGTCCAGACGCGCCTGCTCGACTGCCTGCTCTTGCCGGGTCACCGCCTCTTTGCGCTCACGCTCGGCGCGCCGGTCGGCTTCTTCCTTGTCGCGTTTCGCCTGCTCCGCCTTGCGCTCGGCGTCTTCTGCCTGCTGCTTCAGCGCCTTTTCACGCTGCTCGGCCTGATCCCGCTCGCGCTGGGCAGCCTCGTCGGCGTCCCGCTGCGCCTTCTCAGCCGCTTCCTTCCTGATCTGCTCGTCATGCTCACGCTGGGCGCGCGCTTCGTCGTCAGCGCGGCGCTGGGCCAGTTCTGCCTGATCCGCCTCGTACTGCTCCTGATCGACCAGGGCTTTGCGCAGAGTCACCAGAGAGCCAGCCTTTGCCCGGTGCGCGTCAGCCTCGAACTCTTCCAGCTCCTGGTTGATCACAAGGCTGTCCAGGTCTTGGATCTTGGCGCCGATCAGTGCGGCGCTCATGCCGGCGGTGTCGGTGTTTTCGATGTGCTCGATCACGGCCTTGTGCGCATCGATTCGGGCATCCTCTGCGGCCTGCCATTCGTTCAGCGGCCTGCGGACCTGCTCCTGAAGTGCCTCCAGGGTTTCGCGCATCCGCTTGCGCTCGGCGTCGATCAGCTTCGGGACTTCCTTCAGCTCGGCGACCAGTTTTTTGCCGGCGTCATCCAGGGCCACTCTCGACTTCGCGACGTTATGGGCAATCGAAGCGATGGCGGCGCGACCCTTTGCGGTGCTGGTGTCCGGCACGAACGCCAGAACCTCGTCGCGGATCTTTTGTAACCACGGCTCCAAGCCGTTCGGCGCGCTGTACACAGCCAGCGCGGTTTCCTTTGGCGGCACGGTGGCCAGCTCGGTCATTGCGTTCATGTTCACCCCTTGTACGTCGTCGGTCCCGTGCAAGGGACTGTTAGAAACATTGTCATTCAAGCCAAAGAAGTCGCCGATCTGCTCGACTGCGGCCGAAACACGCTTGGCGCTTGCCTTGTCTTCCTCGGCCTGCCGTCGCCTTCTGTCGTCCAGGCGCTGCGAGTGCTCCGGGTTGGCCGCGTCGTAGTCGTGGAACAGGTCAGCCGGTGCAACCTTGGGCCGCCCGTAATCGTCGTATCGCCGATCCCATTCCCGGGCCTGGGCACTGTCCGCGTAGCTGGTGCTCATGGCTCAGCCCTCAGCAACTGGTCGCCGATGATGCGCAGGCGGTTGCGGATGCGGGCGCCTTGGGCGTTTATCTCTTTGCGCTCATCGAGCAGGATCGCCATCGATCGGTAGATGTCGTCCTCGTCTAATTCCGTGCCGTCCCATGCGTGGCACTCATCAACCGCATGGAGCCAGCCTCGCCAAACGATGCTGCAATCAGAGTCGTCGGTTACATCGCCGCTCATGTAGCGGTTTCGGAAGGGCTTCAGGTCGACGAATGTTTCTGCATCGGCATGCTGTTCGCGGATGGCCTTAGCGTTCTTTCGCCATGCCTCCCGATGCCTAGAATATGCCTTGGCCAGTTCGCGCAACTTGTCATCAGTCGTCTGCGTCATGGCCGCGCTCTCACGGCAATCCTGTTGCCTTTCTGCGTGGCGGAGAGTTTGACGGTCAGGTCGCACACCTTGAAGTCCGGCGACTTGCCGATCACCTGATAAAACGGGATGCCATGGGCAATGATGGCCAGGCCGCGCTCGATCTCTTCGAGCTGCTCGTCTATCAACGATTGAACGATTGGCGTGGTCATGCGTGCATCCTCTCGGTGGCGCTGCAAAGGCGGGAGACGCGAGCGCTTCGGGCTTCCGTTAGGCTGCTGTTCATCTGGGTCGACTCGTCGTAATCAATGTCGCCGCGCCAGAGTGCGTAGGAGATAAAACCCTGCAGGTAATTCAGGTCAGACTCGCTGCCTACCAGGTCGCCGGCGGGCATGGCGTGGATCTTTTTCAATCGTTCATCGAAAACCGCTCTCGCTGTTGAGTTGAACATTTCAGTTTCCCTCGGTGACGTGGAAGAGACCGCTAATTTCGTGCTTTAAAGGCGGCTGTGATGGCGGAAGGTACGAGCCTGTCCGCTGCCTGGCATACGCTGGCGCGCCTGGCGTGCAACTCGCTCGTTCGGGTAGATGGCAGAGCCGCCCATCTTCCCGGTGACGAACAGCCCTCGAAGGCTGATCACGTTCATTTCAAAATCCTCGCCATCTAGGCTCATCCCTGTTTCGCTGTTCATGTGCTTGCACCCCTGCTTGCGTTGGTTAGTAAATTTCCCGCTGCCGACTCATCGAATCGACACTGGTGAAAGGCGCCGTCTTTCCGGCTGTCACGCTGCCTGTAGCTTTACGACGAACTGTCGCAGCGATCCCCATCGTTACTCTTTGATGCTGGCAAACCTTGCGCGCCGATCTCTCGGACACGGACGCCTGCCGTGTTGCGTGATGTTCCCTGGATTCAAACGCCGTATGGCACCAGGGCCTGTCTTTGTCGATGTTAAAGAGCGGTTCGGTTCCGGTCTCTTGCTAGGGACCGTCTCGATGGATTGAACTGTACCCCCGAGGTACGAGTCTGTAAAGGGCTTGCTGTGAATATTTTTTTACTTGCCAGCCCCTCTATAGGGACTAAACTGAGCATGGTGTCGTTGAAAGCCGTGTACCCCGAAGGTACAATAAGGCTATCAACTGGCAAGAGGTTCGCTGTATGGAAAAGATGTCTCTGAAAGAGTTCGTCGCCCAGGTCGGACCTGCCCAGGCAGCCAGAATGCTGGGCATGAGTCACCCGCCGCTTATTCGGGCGGCAGCGTCAGATAGAGAAATATTTATCACTTTATTGCCAGACGGAAAGGCGGAAGGGACGGAACTTAGCGACTTCCCGAAATCAAAGAAGAAAGCAGCACCAGACTGATAGTAAAACCAAGGGGTTGATATGGCATACGTACCAGAAGAACTGATGCACGAAAAACAGATAAAAGTCCGACTCGTAGACAGCGAGTATGACGAGTGGAAACAAATGGCTCACAAGGAAGGACAATTGCACAGCGTAATGGCTAGAATTGCCATGCGGGCCATTCTCGAAGAGTACCGCAGGACCGGTGAGCTACCTGAGTTCATCGCCAAACAGCGCGCATAATATTCACTAAAATTTTTGGGGTGACCGCTTTGACCAAGGATGAATATGTAGAGTTTGCCGGCGATGACCTCGCCGTCTTTGAAGTAGCCGCTGCAATCCATGGCCTGACCAGGGCTTACCAGGTCCAGGCGGTTATGCCTTCAGTACGTGCAGGCATGATCAGCAAGGGGGTTAATCCATGACCAAGGATGAATATGTTCTGTGGGCAGGTGACGATCTTGCTGATATTGAAATGGCTGCGGCAACCCGGAACATGACCGGCCAGGAGCTGGTCGAGTCCCTTCTTGCCTGCTCGGAACAGAAATTGCGGGAAATCGATAGAACGCTGGGCGTGTCGTGCAATGCGGCGGTCGCCCAGGTCAGTGGGAATGTCATTCAGGTAAACTTCAGCGCCCGGGCGGCAGCTTCTTGGAATGGCCGGAAGGCGTACCAGGTGCCACCAAAACGCCGTCAGTTCGCCAATCGCGTCAGCCTCATGCCTATCGCAGTCCCTTCCACGGCACCAAGCTCTAATTCCGCTGCGGTCCCTTCCACGTCACTTGACACTGGTATTCCATACAGTAGTTGCTAACTTACCAGACCGGGAATAACCGCGCCACGTTTAAGGCTTCTCAATTTCGTAGCGCGGCATCATATAGACCAATGCCGATCAGGGGTGATGAATTGTCAGACAAAAAATCGAGCGGGACGGTTGAGGTGAAATGCGGCGATCTGATTGGCCCTGCGCTTGACTGGGCGGTCGCGAAGGTGGAAGGCGTGTTTGTGCATATAGGCGACCCTGAGCTGGGCGATGAGCTTCGTATCTTCTTTGTCAGCGGAAAGGGTATGCCATGCGTTGTTCGATATCTGCCATCCACTGACTGGAGGTTTGGCGGCCCTCTGATAGCCAGCCATCAGATCGAACTGTCGTGGGATGGCATAGACGGCAAAGCCCTATGGTGGAAGGCGACACACCAAGACGTCGTTCAATTTCAGATGGGTGAAACCCCGCTTATCGCCGCCTGCCGGGCCATCGTTGCCGCGCACCTGGGCGAGGTCGTGAGCGTGCCGGCTGAGCTGGTCGAAAATAAATAACCTTTTCAGGTTGAACATTCGCGCCGTCAGGGTTACTGTGATTCGTACCAGAGGGGTGAACTATGAATAACGACCAATTCGACAAACTGTCAGAGCTCATCGATTCAGATGGCGGCCCAGGCGCACAAGGCGCAAGGCTCGTCCTGGTGGAAGGCGTGAAGGCAAAAGAGGCTGCTCAGGTGGTGGGCGTGACCTTCCAATCGGTCTACAAGTCCGTGCGCCGTTTCAAGAAAGCATTCGAGCTGGCTAAGGCAGTCCATCAGTAGAGCCTAGATTTTCGTTTCAAGGCGGTATACCGTGCAAGCCAGTCTCTCGAAAGGGACCGGAGCACACAAAAAAATGCCCCGGCGGGCTAGGTCGGGGCAGATGTATCTATTACATGCGAGGGAAGTATGACATACGCAAATGAGTGCGGGAATAGTGGCGTGCCTAATTGGGTAAGGCCTGTTTCAGTTGAGCAAGAGCGAGCGGTCGAAGACTGCGCCAAGGCATGCCTGGCGGTTGTTGGGCTTGATCGATTTGAAGTCCTTCGGCTGTCCGCCGAGCTGTGGGCAAGAGAGACCCTTTCGTCTGTTCGGGCACCCAGTATTTTCGACGGCACCGAGCTTATGCTGGCTATCCGCGTAGCGAGAATTTACAGCGGCACCGAAGAGGATCTGGCTCGGAATTACATCTCGGCAGTCGCTGAAACCGTACTTCCAGAGATAGCCCCGACTAGATCGGCGAATCAATCGCGCCCGGTGTACGAAAAGCCTATTCGTTGCGGCTTCGTTTACGTTCTCACCAATCCCTCTTTGAGTGGCATGGTCAAGATCGGAATGACCACCGGCACAGTCCATACTCGGGCCAAGGAGCTTTCTCGCTCTACTTCCATTCCTACTCCTTTCAAGATTCACGCCTTCTTTGAGAGCAAGAATCCGGCTGCCGATGAAGCGCGCGCCCATGAGGCCCTGCAAGATGCGCGCGTTCCTAGCAGTGAATTCTTTCGGGTGTCTCCTGAGCACGCTGCGGAAATCTGCGGCCTTGTCGTCGGGGGTGCTCAATGAGTTTCCAAGCGATGGCCTGGGCCGTGGACCTCGAACTTCCAATGAAAGAGAAGTTCGTCCTGCTCATGCTTGCAAACCGAACAAACCACGATACCGGGCGCTGTGATCCGTCGCACAAGCGCTTGGCAAAAGACTGCGGAATGAGCCAGTCCACCGTGAAGCGAGCCATTGTCTTGCTGGAGCAGCGTGGCCTTTTGATGATCGAGCAGCGCAGCGCGAACAACGTAAAACTTCCGAATCAGTACGTCCTGAAAATCGGTGCACAGGTAGGGTCTGTGAGACCTGACCCAATAGAGCAATCTGGTGGGGGGGTAGGTTCAGACAGACCTGACCCTAGCTCACAGGGACCCGAGGTAGGTTCAGACAGACCTGACGGGGTAGGGTCACAGGGACCTATAAAACAGGAATCTTTAAAACAGGAAGTAAAACAGGAAGTTAAACTGAACAGACTGCCGGCCTGCGCAAGCGCTGGCCAGTCGAAGGTCGATATTCCTGCAGACATGCCTGGCCCAAAAGACCAGGACTGCAAAACCTTCAAGGCCTGGGCCAACTACGCCTTCGCCTACCGTAAGCGCTATCAGGCGTGGCCGGTGTGGAATG